GATGTTAATTTGGGATTACCAGGTCAAATTGGTCAATATGGTGTACAAAATTTATTCATCGATGTTGTTATTCCTAATTCTACATTAGAAATTGGAGATATTTTTAGCATTACAGCATATTCAAATGTTGATGAAGAATTTAGATATCATACTATTAATTCAGATACATCATATTGGTCTATAACAAATGCAAATAAATTAGTAGACGATTGGAATCAACCCATAACGGGAAAAGTATAACATGTTATTGCAATACAAAAATATTGATCAAATATTAAATGCTACAAAATCGTTATCAGCTGAACGATATACTCAATCCGATATTGTTGATTTTAAAACTAATATATCATTTAATACGGATATCATACAACGAGATCTAGCCGATCGCATAGAATTACATGTATATGCAAATACCAATTGGATTACTGGTAATCATAATGTTCCAACAGTTGTAGATATACCAACATATTATGATGGAAATGATATTATATCTTTTGCTACACAACCATTAGCTATTGATTTATATGCACAACTTCAAAATCAATTAAAATTATCTGCAGGTCAGTTTCGTTTCGTAGTTAATTTTTTTAAAACTTTAATTGGCGATTATGATGTACAATATTTAAAGATACAAGAAATTTCTCCGGATCGTACAGAAATTGCATTACGCCCGATTGCAGCAGATGATCCAACATATGTACGTCAATTAACTAATTTTATACAAACTGTTAATATAACAAATACCAAAAAAGGTCGAATTGCAAATACGTATTTGTTAAATTTTAGCAAAAATGTTACTGCAACCATCATAAACGCGGTAGAAGTACGCGGAATAATATATGTAAAATTATATGATCCGTTGCCAGAAAATATTATCGAATCATTTAAATGTTGGATAGTTGAAGAACAAAAACAACCATATGTTGATACGGTTTCAATTTTTCCATTTGTAACATTAAATGAACCAAATATATTATCGGGGCCAAACTGGCAAGCAAATTATTCATATAATACTTCTGCAGAAACTGAATATAAAACATGGACCGAATTATTAGGATCATCGTTATCTACATCACAACAAATTGTTGATGCATATTTTTCTGGTAGTTTATCTGGAATAAAATTAAATATCGATTATTCTGATTTTAATAATTTTATATATTATAGTACAGCAACGGATAGATTAGAAAATTTTAAATATAAACTGCAATTAATTGAATATTATACACAACAAAGTGCTTCATCGGCTGCAACTAATGGCACATCGGCACAACAATCTGCGCAGTCATTTAAAAATCAAATAATTAATTTAGTTAGTGGATTTGATAATTTTGAACAATATTTATACAATCAATCATCATCGATACTATCTACATTTAACAATCCATCGGAACAACCGGTTGTTGCAAGATTAACGGGTAGTTATATAACTCCAATTCCAAAATTAAATTCAACATATCCTTACATTAATGTTGCAACTACTAGTTCACAATTTATATCTTGGTTTAGTTCTTCTTATAATTATGCAACAACATATGATACATTTAATATAAATTCATTACATCGTAATATTCCGGCATATCAAAAAATTGATGAAAATAATATTGATATGGTTACATTTGTTAATATGTTAGGTCATCATTATGATATATTATATACTTATATAAATCATATGACTCGTATTAACAAACGAGAAGAAAATCCTAAATTAGGAATGCCAAATGAATTGTTATATTCTGTAGCAAAACAATTTGGTTGGTCATTAACTAATGGAAATCAAAATAAAAATTTATGGCAGTATGTATTAGGTACATCCGAATATGGTGTTCCATTAACGGGATCTAATTCCGTGGGCGATCCGTCCGTAGCTGCTTCAGATATAACATACACAACATGGCGTAGAATCATAAATAATTTACCGTTATTACTTAAATCAAAAGGTACAAAAAGAAGCGTACAAGCATTATTATCATGTTATGGAATTCCACAATCATTGATTAGTATAAATGAATATGGCGGGCCTAGAATAGAACGTACTCCAATATATGAAAAATTAAATTTTGATTATGCATTAGATTTAAGTGGTAATACGGCAGGTATAGTAACAGTAAATTATTCGCAGTCAATTAATACCGTAGAACTTCGTTTTAGACCAGATGATGTTGTAGCAAACCCATCTATTCCAACTACGATGAACCTGCTTAATATAGGCTCAAATGCAGTAATATTAGAATTTAATAGCGGTAATAAAGGTGTAATAAAAATTAACGGCACGGGATCTGGATTAATTGAATTATACAATGGTGAATGGTTAACTACCATGATAAAAACAAATGGTACTAATTTAGATTTAATTACGAAAAAATCTAAATATGGTAAAATTGTTGCTGCAGTTTCATCATCTGCAACTGCATCATTTAGTGCAACTGGATCGATCGTATTAGGCGGAACTAGTACAGGTGCAAATCGATTTGTTGGACAATTACAAGAATTGCGTTTGTGGTCTTCTAGTTTACAAAATTCTGCATTTGATAATCATGTTAAAGCTCCAGCTGCATATAATGGTAATAATGATGCATACGATGAATTGATATTTAGATTGCCATTAACGCAAAAAATAAATCACAATTTAACTGGTAGTTTAATTGGAGTGGAGCCAAAATCATCTAATATCTCAGCATCTTTTTCTGGTTGGTCTTCAGCATCTCCATATGATTCGATTGAAGAATCATATTATTATGATTCAATTTCATTGGGCGGAAGTACATTGGATGATAATAAAATTCGTTTAGAAAATAATGTATTAACCGGAGCATTGAGTCCAACATCTCGAGCTGAATATAGTCAATATGATATGGCTCCATTGGATAGTAAAAAATTAGGAATATATTTTTCTCCACAAACTATGATTGATGAAGATATTATTGCCCAATTAGGTTTTACTAACTTAGATGATTATATTGGAGATCCAGCTCAAACAAATAAAACTTCATATCCTGAATTAATTACTCAAGCACAAAAATATTGGAAAAAATATTTTAGTAAAAACAATATGAATGCATATATTAGTATGTTTACATTGTTTGATTTGTCATTTTTTAAACAATTGGAACAATTACTTCCTGCTAGAGTTGATAAATTAACCGGTATATTGATACAACCTAATATATTGGAACGAAATAAAGCTACAATATTGCCAGTAGTACAAAAATTAGATGAATCATATAGTACATTATTAGAAAAAACGACACCAACTGCTTCTGCAAATTATTTGCAGTATGATGGATATTTAGATAAAAAAATAGCAACATTGTCAGGTATTGGCGATGACCAATTGGTTGTATATTTAACGGCGTCTAATGATAAAAAATATAGTAATGCTATATATAGTCATCGATATGTAGAATATTCTGGTAGTTCATTTATTACCAGTTCAACAAGTTATTGGGCAAGTGAAGCATTACTTCCTGTAATTACATCAAATGTATTATCTGAACATCGTTATGTTTCGGGTACTGTTATGCCAATTACTGCATCAATGCTAATTGCATTTTATGGTATTAGTGTTTATGGTTCTAGTTCGTATGCACTATCTACAAAAAAATATTTTTCCGGAAGTTTAGCTGAATTTCAAGATTATTTACCACGTGCTATTAATAATCATCGATATTCTGGTTGTAAATTAACTGGACCAAATTTCAATGTAAATTCTACACAAACTATTGATGGTGGACCGGTTGTTCAATGGAGTTCAGCAAATCCAAATCAATTGATATATCAATCAACTGGCCAAGCTGGTAATTTAATTATTTCAAATAACAAAAATTTAAGCAAAAAATCTACAGGGAAAAGTAGTACTACAAAATAATCAATTTTTTAAACATATCATATTTATATTAAAGGTAAACATATTATGGGATATTTAGATAATTCAACAATTACAGTTGATGCTATTTTAACGTTAAAAGGACGGGAATTGTTAGCACAAGGTGGCACTGCATTTAACATTACGCAATTTGCACTAGGAGATGATGAAGTAGATTATTCATTATGGAATCCGGATCATCCACTTGGTACTTCATATTATGGTACTATCATTGAAAATATGCCAATTACTGAAGCCATTCCCGATGAAACACAAGCACTAAAATATCGACTAATATCATTACCAAAAAATACAGTATACTTACCAAAAATTAATGTAGGAAACACAACTATAACGTTAAATGCTCCAGGATCCGTTGGATTAATTGGTCCCACAACGGCAAATTTAGCTAATGCAAATAGTACATTGGGATATACAGCAATTTTATCTGATAGTTCTATTGCAACGTTGCAAATAGCACAACCATTAGCTAATACAACTGCTGCACCAACTACAAATACATTTATTGGAGATAATGCTACTGCAACAAGTGTATCGGCAGTTGGATTCCAATTTAGAATAGTTGCTAAACCAGTATATTTAACGGATAAAACTGCTACAATAACAATAATTGGAAATGAAACAGGTGGTAGTACCACTATTCAATTGACCGTTAAAAAGGTTACAAACTAATAAAAGTATCATATATGAAAAATATATTTAAATTAAAACAACAACCTAGATTAGGACAAGGCAATCAGCCATTAACTACAACACAACAAGCACAAAATGCATTGCAAAATCTTCAAAATTTTGCAAATATTAGTGGACGTACATTTACTGTATTCGATGCAACAAATGATATAGTTGGAAATCAAACAGAAACTGTTACTGCGGGTTTATGGAGTGATGATATTGCAAGTTTAACTACATATTTTACATCATCTACTTTAACAACATCGCAAAGAAAATACTATGTAGATGTATATCAAAAATCACCATCTATAGATGGATCTGCTACGCAATTTTCATTAGCATTTGGTCATGCATTGGGTAGTGGATCTGATTCGCAAGGACAGCTACAAGATTCTCCTAGTAAAGCAGTTTATTCACAATATCGACAACTTTTATTAAATCCAACAGATACGCGTTTTACTACTGCAGGCTCGGGTAGTACAGATTATGTATATGTTATTAATTTTAAACGTAATCGATTAAAAGAACGTTTAGATGCTGGTAATTTTGAAATACCATTAGTTAAAATCTTATCTAGATCTACAAATGCTACTGGTTCCGTAGTTACTGGGTCTGGAATCATCACACTTATTGATGATTCTTCAATTGCATCTCCAGTTATAGGAGATTCTGGAAAAATATACAATATTGTATCAGGATCAATTGCAAATGGAGTATATAATCCATCGGCGCCGCAGTATTACGGATTAGTATATCCAACATATGGTACGATGATATTAGATGGAAAAATGTTAGATCAAAAATTAGGATTTGCTACAAATACGGGTTCTAGTTCTGAAGGTAATAATCATTTTGTATTATTTCATTCAATTTCAGGATCTTCAGTATTTACTAATCCGTTAACATCTGATCCATATGGATTTTTAGCTCGTAATTCAGAAAAAATTACAAGTACAAATTATTTCGTACGAATTAAAAATGCAGAATATAATTTTTCAAATAATCCATCATTTGTATCAGGATCAACATCACAATTATCACAAACAACATTTATTGGTGATCCTAAAACATATATTACTACGATAGGTTTATATAATGATAAACAAGAACTATTAGCTATAGCAAAACTTTCTAAACCATTATTAAAATCATTTCAACGAGAAGCTCTTATACGAGTTAAATTAGAATTCTAAATTACATAGATTTTATCCCTGATATATTTATATGTATATCAGGGTTTTTACTATATGGCACAAACAAGAATTGGAATTGATAATTTTTTTACATATGAAGGATTATATCCAACAACGTTAAAAAAAATTGATCCAACGGATATTTTTTTTAATTCATTTCAAGTTTATAAAAAATGGAATTTTGTTTCAGGTAGTACTACTAGTAGTGCATTACCATTAACTGGTATTTATACAAATACATTACCAGCGTTGGGAACAGAATTAACTTACAATGATGCATCGAACATCGATGGAAGTTTGCAAAGTATTATATATTATTCACTTAATCATTTATTTTATCGATATAAAAATCAACCATTTAATTCATATGGTCCAGTAAATTTATCTAAAACATCAAAATTTTTATTTGAATCAGCATCGGTATTATCTATTCC